GAAACTAATGGTAAACAATCAATGATTCGCATCCATGATGTGAATACAAAGAAAGAACATGATAGATGTTTTACACGTATTGATCTTTCTCTCGAGCGTCAAATGGAGAAATCCAGGCGTCAACAGAGGTTGATCGAGCGTGAAAACAAAACTATGCGTAATGCATATTTGCAAATATTTGGGTTGGAGAAAATTCCAAATCTTATTGATTCCTACCAAAATGTCGCAGATAAAGTTTCAAGTCAAGCAGATAATTTGGGGCCATCTCTTAAGACCAGCCTTGAAAATTTTGATGTCATGTCAGATAGGGTTAGTGAGCTTATTAGTAGCGTAACTAACTGTTTGACAGACATTAAATGTAAAGTTTTCGACACCGATATGACGAGTCGATTAATCTCTGTGATTAACATTTTAATTAATGTATCATTCGCAGATTCAAAATCTCGCCTTAAGTGTTTCTTTTGGAACGTATTTATCAATTTTGGTGTTGATATTTATAAACAATTATTGGCTTTATGTCAAACAACGCACACACATGAGCTCCAAATGGGTTTTGCCATTTCGGACATCCTTTCTTTAATGAAGGATGGTGCGTCACTATTGGTTCTAAGTGTACCTGTAATGGGTTCTCTTCTGGCCATTTTGTTCCAAATTTTGCTTGGCTTGCCTGGCAAGACGAACATAACTTCCGCCATAAAATTTTTTGGTGATCGTTGTCGTGGTCTTAAAAATATTTTTGATTTCATGACAGGATACTCCTATATGTTTGAAGGAGTTGTAGAATTTCTTTATATAAATGTATTGGGTATTGAGCGATCCAAAACCGATCTGGATTTATATCTTACCGATTTTTCTAAGTGGGCTCAAGATATTTTAGACCTTGGTAACCCTGAGGATCCGTTGGCACAACGCCTGGAGAAAGACGAGCGTTTGGTTTATAAAGTTGATACATTGTATCGACAAGGATTGAAATTCGCGTCAGATATCTCTGAAAAACGCCTCGATAATAAGATGACACTTTATTTTCAACGTATCTTCAAAATTATTGAAGAAGCGAGAAAATTGTGCGATTTCACTGGCGTTTTTGGTAACAAGCCTCGTATGGAACCTCTAGTTATTCAATTATTTGGAGAATCAGGAGTTGGAAAATCTGGAATGACTTGGCCTCTCTCAGTTGATTTGAATGCATTATTTGTATCATCTGTTGAGGAAGCTCAGAATTTTTCCAACAACATCTATTTTAGAAACACTGAGCAGGAGTTTTGGGATGGTTACGTTGGTCAAAACATCGTTACATACGACGATTTTGGTCAAAGAACTGATTCAAGTACGAATCCTAATGAGGAGTTTATGGAGTTGATTAGAGCAAGCAATATTGCCCCCTATCCTTTGCATATGGCAGAACTAGCGGAGAAGAAACGAACTAAGTTCAATTCCAAGGTTATCATCTTAACAAGTAATATTCTTGGTCACAATGTTAGTTCTCTCACTTTTCCAGATGCTTATCGTAGGCGTGTAGATATTTGTGCTAAAGTGCAAGTTAAACGTGACTACGTCAAAAAAGGTTTTTCTGGAACAAATAATAATGAGGTTGAACGCTTAGATACTTCTAAATGTGATGGACCCGTTGATACAAGGGTGTATGAGATAGTTTTATACAATCCCGAGACAATGATGCCCATCAATGCTCCCCATATGGATTATGATGAATTTCTACAACATTGTATTGACCAAATTCTGGTTAAACAACGTCGCTCAGTTAGTGTAAATCATGTCTTGTCGACTCGCGTTGACGAAGATAGATTTGAAAAGATTCGAGCTAAGTTGCAAGTCAATGACGTATTTTTTGATGGTGAGAAAGTGTTCTTTCCCACTATCATCGAGTGCGAGGAGGCTGTTGAATCATATAGACAGAGTTGTCAACGCTATGCCCAGCAACTCCTAACGTTTAAGAATGTTTTAATCTTGTTGGGAGTCTTACTTGCTGGGTTGGGAATTTGGAAATTGTTCTCCAAATCATCATCTACTAAGAAGATGAGATGGGAGGCTTTCAGTTCGGGCGATAATTTGACTAATAAAGCCAAATCAATCAACGTAGAAGCAATTTCTTCTGGAGACGCTTTGACTCATCAGAGGCGAGTAGTAGCTATGGAGGCTGCACAATCAGGTGATAGTATTACTATTAAACCTAAAGTTGTTAATACTGAAGCTTCGTCTCCTATCAATGTTGTTGTGGAAATGTGTCCTTATTCTCGTACAGAATCACCCTGTTGCTGCATTCCAAAAGGGGCAGTTAATGATCAATGTTACTGTGCTGATCATGCTTCAAGACATTCGACTGTGGTTGTTGAAGCTTCGTCATCTGGGGATAATCTTACTCGTAAGGCGCCCATTGTTGTTACAGAAGCTACTCTAGATACCCAAGTTTTGGAATATGATACTTTGGCCAATCTTCAAGCTTGGAGAGACTGTACGGCGCAGGATTTAATTTCTACACGCATTTTGTCTAACTTATATAAGATTAAACGCGTGCGGGGTGATCTTCCACTTTTGAATGGTCTATTTATTAGGGATACAGTTATGCTCGTACCCCGACACTTGGAGTTGATGTTGGATCAAGATGATCAAATTGAGATGGAGAATATATTTTCATCTCGCTTTCTTCTTCCTGTGTCTGAATTGAGATTCGTAGGCTTAACTGATTCAAGTGGTAAAGATAAAGATGCCATGTTGGTCCAGTTTCCACGATATGTCAATGCACATGCTGACATTGTTAAACATTTTCAAACAATGCCTGAACTATCGCAACGTAGTGCCAATATTTCAGTGGCGACAATCCGTAATTATAAATCTGGTAACACGCTAGTTGTCTTGGGAAATACAATGGCGTCTATGACGTCAGTTACTCTCAACACAGCTCATGGCGTTAGAAATGTTCGTGATTGTATCGAATACTGTCTTAACACTATTAATGGTGATTGTGGAGCTCCTGTAATTTGCAATGAAAAATCTTTCATTCGTAAAATTGCTGGAATCCACATAGCCGCTGCTAATGATGGTTCATCCGCCTTCGGTCAATCCGTAACTCAACAAAATCTTGTTGATGGGCTTTCCAAATTTAAGAATGTTATAGTATCAGATATGGATGTTATGGCTAATATTCAAATGAATGATAAGTCGCATCAGTTGGAGATCAATAAAGAGTATACTCCTAGTGTGATTAAAAGTCTATTTGGTGTTGCTGCTGATACATTCTCCTATTTGGGAAAATGTAAGCAAACGGTTTTTGTACCAAACAAAACAGATATCCGCCAATCAACCATTTTTGGCAAAGTGACGGAGCCAATAACGAAACCCGCTTATCTTAGACATCCGCAGGTGAATATTCTTAAGAAGAATCTTGAGAAATGTGGTGTTAATACACCATTTATTCCAACCCAGGAAGTTGAACGATCGGTTAATGAATACAAGACTGTGCTCATGCAGAAACC